TGGGAACCTGCTAATGATGAATCTGGTGGTGGAGGTGGTGGAGGCACTACTCAAAACTTATTTGAGACTGTTACTGGTGATACTGGTACAACAACAGCGTCTGCTGCAACCGATACATTATCCATCGTTGGTGGCACGAATATTGCTACCGCAATCACAGGAGATACAGTCACAATCAATATGACTGGTTCTCTTGGAGATGCTAACCAGAATGCTTATGGTGTAATTGGAAGTGACTCAGGATCAAAAACCGCAGGTAGTACAACTGCTACTATTAACCTCATTGGTGGGACTGGTATTAGTACTGCTGTTAGTGGAGATAATCTCACGATTACAAATGATTCTCCAAATATAAGTCAAGAGACATACAAAACTATTATTGGAGACAGTGGCACTACAACTGCACAACTAGCAACCTCAACATTAGATATTGCAGGTGGTAATGGAATTACTACTGCTGCTACCTCTAACACGTTGACAGTTAATGCTGATCTATATCTTAGTGGATCTGCTATTGAAAATGATAATATCATCTACAATGGCACTAGTTGGGATACACCACCATCACCCACAATAGGATTTAGATTTACTGCTCCTAATAGCAGTGTTTATAGAGTAGCAGGTGGTGGTGTTGATTCTTCAGCAGACAATCCAACAATATATGTCTATAGAGGATTCACATACAGATTAAATAATACAACAGGTGGTGGACATCCTCTCGCTCTAAGGCAAACATCAGGTGGTACTGCTGTTACCGAAGGAGTTTCAGGTAGTCAAGAAGGAGTCCAATTCTGGACAGTGCCAATGGATCTTTCTCCTGGCACAACATATGTTTACCAGTGTACTGCACACGCAGCAATGGTAGGAAATTTAACGGTGGTCTAATATGACAAGAACAGTCCCAGGTAGCGGTGCCGAAATCTTCCCAATTTTCAATAGTACTTTTGGGGTGAGGGATGTTTATGTTATTAACGGTGGTGAAGGATATGATCCTGCTGATCCACCAAGATTGAGAATTGGTAATTGTGGCACACCCATCAGAGATGCTGTTTTAAGAGCAGTAGTCGAAGGAGATGGTGGTGTTATAACTGCTGTAGAGGTTATAGATCCTGGTGAAGGATATAACCCATTACGATTGCAGATACAGGATGAGAGTTCTGATGGATCTGCAACTGGTACCGTATTTTTAAAGAATGACGGTGGTATAGATTTCGTGCAGATGAATGTGCCTGGTGATGGGTATTTCGATGCTGTTGCTAATATTGTAGGTGGTGGTGGATCTGGATCTGAGTTGGTACCTGTCACAGGTTTGATCACAGGTCTTGCTATTGAGCAACAGGGTAGAAACTATACAGAGGAAGACGTAAATATCATCATTAGCGGTGGTGGTGGCCAAGGTGCAACTGGTGTTGCTAATGTCAATCAGTTTGGTGAAGTTTCTTCTATTACATTAACTAATCAAGGTGAATTCTTTGAGACTCCTCCACTTATACAGTTAATCAAAGGTGGTGGATCTGGTGCTACTGCTGAAGCATTCATTAACCTTGGTAAGATTACAAATATTGATCTACTTACAGGTGGTGGTGGATATACTACACCTCCTGAGGTTATCTTTACTAGAGATACTGACCTGATTCGTGAAGCAAGAAACAGACAGTCTCTAAACTCAGTTGTCTATAATATAACTGGATTAACTAGTAATGTTAATTCTAGTACTAGTACAATATACGTACAGACAACTGATCCCTATCCAGGTTCAGGTAAGATTCTGTTAGGTAGGGAGATTATAAGGTATACAGGTAAAACTGCTGCTGGTGTTGATGGTGCTTTATTTGATGCTTTTACTGGTTGTGATAGAGGTGTTAACTTCCGTTTTGACCAGAAAGTCACACTCGATACTTTACAAGATGATCCTAATACAGGACTAACAGCATATGATTTCCAAGTTACTGACAAGGTTAGAAGGGTAATTGAATCCTCAAATAACCGAGTTGCTATAGTTTATGACTGGGATCCTGTACAAAAAGCATTATATCTAACCTTTGAAGTTGATGAATTAGCATTCATTGATGGTGGTAGATCTAATGAGAAGTCTAAGATTATTGCATTCGTTGCTGGATCTGCTGGTGCGTCAGGCACAGGTATAGAGCCACACGTTTTAATAGAATCTGAAGGAGATAATATTGTTACCTTCACAGATCCATTAAGTTTAATCCTCAACAGAAAGTTTGAAGATGATGATGAATTAGATGGTCTTGGTGATGGTATTATCGATTTAGTTAATACTGGTACTGAGTTTGAAAACCAAATTTGTTTAGATGGTGGTATAGCCTCGTCTAAATATGGTATAGAGGAAACACTTGGTGGACAAAACACTACTCTGTTCCAAGTTGGTGACCAAATATATGATGGAAGTCCAAATTCTTTAGTTGCTACTATCACTGCTGCTGGTGCTTTAGGTGATGGTGATACTCATACCTCGACAGCAACACTTATTGTTGAGTATATTAACCCTGCACCAACCTTCCAAGTTGATGAAGGTGTCCAAGGTAATACAACTGGGTTAACTGCAACTACTACATCGGTTACAGCTGGTCCTATAATAGGTACCAATGAGAGTTTACACACAATAACCATTAAGGATATTGTTTCAAATGATCCTAATTATCTGTGGTCAGAGGGTGAAACCTTACAAGGGGTGACCTCTGGTGCTACAGCAAAGATATATTCTATTGAATATACTGGTGCTGTCAGAAATGAGGAAGACTAACCCCTATAAATAAAAAGAAGGCAATCGTTAACAATGGCGTTACTTACCGACCAATTTAGAATCTTTACTGCCGAAAGGTTTAGGAAAGCACTAGAAGGGCCAGATCCTACACAGTCAGACCTGGCGGCAGGTAGTGCTAGAGATCGCCTTTATGTGTTCATAGGCAGACCACAACCGTGGGATAATGAGAATGCACCTCCAGACCCAGTAGATTCATTCCAAGAATTTGCGGATGACTATTCGGATATGATCTCCCTGAAGAGAGTATTAGCAAATGATACTATTCAGGTTATCAGGCGTACCGACTGGATTCCCCCAGAGCAAACCACTGGTGGATTGGGTTATGTTTATGATATGTATCGCCATGATTACTCCTCGACTAAAACTGCATCATCGGGTGCGACTAAACTTTACGACGCTGATTTCTACGTTGTTAACTCGTCGTATCAAACTTATAAATGCATTTACAACGGGACATCTCCTTCTGATCCTAACGGTAAACCTTCTACTGTTGAGCCCACAGGGACATCAACATCTGTTATCACGACTGCTGATGGCTACCGTTGGAAGTATATGTACACGATCCCTGTTGGTCAAGTCTTAAAATTCTTCTCCAACGAGTACATGCCTGTATTATCTGATACCGCAGTGGTAGCAGATGCTATTGGTGGAGAGATTGACACTATTATTATTGCCTCTTCAGGTAGTGGTTATAACAATGGTACCTATGAAAACGTCCCTATTAAGGGTGATGGAGTAGGTGGTAGAGTTTCATTAGTTGTAGACGGTGGTCGTATTGCTTCTGCTACTGTTACATCTGGTGGATCTGGATATACATTTGGTAAGGTAATTATAGATGAAGTCAACGGTATTGGTGCTGGAACAGGTACTGGTGGTAGCGTTGAAGTTGTAATACCTCCATCTAAAGGACATGGTGCTTCCCCTGCAACTGAGTTGGGTGGTTTCCGTGTGATGATCAACACAAAGTTCACCTACGATGAAGGATCTGGTGACTTCCCAACTGATAACGACTATCGTCGTATTGGTTTGGTAATTAATCCTAACAAGTTTGGTACTCAGGAGTTAACGTCCGACCTGACATTAAGTGCCACCAAGGCTGCAATATTTGCACCTACGTTTACTGGAAACTTCCAGACTGATGAGATTGTTACACAGTCTCGTACTGTTGGTGGGCAACAGGTAACAGCAAGAGGACGTGTTATCTCATGGAATAGCACAACTAAAGTGCTTAAATATTATCAGAATAGAGTTGACGGTATTTTCCCCGAATTTACTGGTAACCTAATCGAGTTTGAAG